TGTAAGATGGGATTTAGATCTGTGGCAGATATGCCAGAGTGGTTCATAATTATGGAATTCCGCGACATGGCACAAATTGATGACGCTTTCCGTCGCGTTGCTCCACTTAAAGGAGAACTCGAGGACAAGCATAGAAGCTTTAATCAGTTTGTGTCTGGGGACATCCAGCACGCCTTGTGGAGAGATTATCCGGATGTTTTTGAATAAATAAAGGTGTAGTTCGCGGCACGCCAATGCCCAACTACTCTAACAGTTGAAAAGGAACTATCAGCAATGATATTTACAAAAACAAATCCACCCACAGGCTTTTATGTCTATGCGTATCTACGCAAGTCCGATAATACACCTTATTATATAGGTAAAGGGCAAGAAGGTCGAGCCTGGGGTAAGCATCATTTTAAAATACCAAAAGATAAATCTAAGATTATTATTGTTGAGTCTAACTTAACAGAACTAGGTGCGTTAGCCATAGAGCGTAGATTAATTAGATGGTATGGACGCAAAGACATCGGCACAGGTATCTTAAACAATAAAACAGACGGTGGTGATGGCTCGTTAAATCTGTCATCTGCTACCAAACTTAAAGTTAGTAAATCACTAACGGGTAGAGTCCCGTGGAACAAAGGTAAGCAAACAGGTCCGCGATCTGCTGAATCCATTGCTAAACAAAGTGCCAGCACAAAGGGTAAACCCAAACAGTCAACGGAAAAGATGAAAGGGCACACTCCTTGGAATAAAGGAAAGAAAGTTGCTGAATTACTTTCCCCTGACTCGAGAGCAAAGATAAGTGCTAGGCACAAAGGCAAATCAAAGTCAGTTGAACATAACCTTAAGAATAGTCTAGCTCAGAAAGAGTATCAAAGACTTAAACGATTATCTATTACTTAAGATCTCTAACGAGATCTATTGATTTCACTTCGTTCATCAATATTGTTTTTCTTTAGCATTATCTAGATAGCATGGTCACAATTCACCGTATGCACGGTGAAAGTGCCTTCTACATTATCCGAGTAGCACAGTCATTCATTATAAAGAGATTTGTCTTACGACAGCGGAGGCGGTTGACCGGTACCCCCTACTCTAGCTTCACATATCAACGGAACCCTAGTAACCCGATAACGAATCCAAGTCCTATGAGCATGAGTTGTATCTTTTTCTACAGAGCTCAAATCCTTTGTTGCCTTAAGTTAGCAATTGCCTTTGACGCCCAAAGTTCTAGACCGGGTATCGCACCGTTCTTCGATGGGGCTAGGCCATAACACCTAGCACAGAGTCAGTAAAGTTGCCTATCTAAATTTTATTTTTAATGTGACTACCATGAACACGAACAGATATTTGTCCGTTATAGTAGTCATCTGATTCTAATACTCTATGATTAAATTGTTCTCTAGCTTCAATATAACTACATTCTGCTTTTGATTTGCAATAAAATAATATTTCTCTTGTAAAGTTGTCTGAGCCTAGCTCTGCAATGTCTCGGTTGAGTTGATCGTTGCTGCCATAGTATAGTTGCCAGTCTGAATCTATTTTACTTTTGATTTTCTTGCGTTTTTTGTTGCCGTTCTTTAATTTTACTACTCGATATGTTGTCTTACTGAATTTTGCTAATTTTTTTCCAATATACTTTCTGCCTGTTACATTGTTTGTGATTAGGTAAACAAACCCGACACAATCTTCGGGCAAGGTTTCAATTTGAGTGTTTTCATACAACCATACCATGGACTATTAGTTATCACATTACACCGATATCCTTGATAATTCTACTTCCCTTTGCCATTGATCTAAAAATATAGTACGATTTTTTCTTGTAGAACAAGCACTTGCGCAAACCGGATTTGGATTATCTGTTTTCCAAGTTAGTTTTACAGTTTTCAAATCATCAGTGACAAAATCTTTTTGTCTAGATCCTAACCAACAACAAGCACTAACACGCCCTTGTGCATCTATATACATACTTTTTTCTTGTTGAGCATGACACTGAATCGGTCCAGTTGATTGCGCCGGCATCTGCCAGTTAATAGGCGCTTCTAATCGATCAGTAAAGCCGCGCTTACTAACCTTGGCTCTAAACCATTTAAAGCCCATGTCACGTGCAAGTTGTTCACAAGCATCAACCTGATGTTGATTGTGTTTGTAAACCAACATGTCCCAATGCGCCGATCCTCCTGCAGCAATAAATGCTTGGGCATTGCTCATCAGCTTGGCCCAATTTACGTTTCGCCGATAAACCGGATTGGTGTCCTCTAGACCATCTATACTAAACACACAGTAATCATTGGGTTTATTAAATAATTTCCCCAAGGCGTGCCAAAAAAAGGTAGATTGAATAGCACCGTTGGTATTCATACCCAACACAATGTTGGGATTAACTTGTCTAAAGTAATTGTAGATATCCATGGTATAGTATCCAGCAGCCGGATCTCCGTAGCTACCACACATGAACATTTTATCTAATTGAGCAATTACTCGATCTGAAAAATGACGTTGAATGTGTTCTACACGTAAGTGATGCTTTGCGCTCTTATTAAACGTAGAATCGGTTTCTCTAGCGCATTGAGGACAAGCAGCCTGACACACATCAGTGGGTTCAACATGTAGGACTCGAATTCTACGCAATTTCTATGTCCGTGTTGTAACTAGTAAAGCCATTTTCTTTAACAACCTTGAGAATATTTTCAACTCGTCCGGCCAGCTCATCTCTATGACTTACCAGCCAGATTGACTTATGTCTTTCACGCGACATCTGCTTTAATAGTGCCAAACTTGATTCTACTCCTGCAGTATCAAGACCGTTGTCGATCATTTCGTCTATAAACAACAAGTTGATGGGTTGATATAAACTTTCAAACACGTCTCTGAATGCCCAGCTCATACTAAGGATTAATCTGTTGCGTTCGCCACGGCTTAAATTATCAAAATCCAGTTCACGTCCCAGCTCTTCGATTGAAACTGTGAGATCGTTTTGGAATACCACTGTGTGTGGCAAGCCCACACGATCCAAGTAGTGTGTTAAGCGAGCATTCAAGTAGCTGAGATTTTGTTCAATAATCTTTTTACGAATAAATGAATCTTTGCTTGTGAGCAATTTAAGTAGGAAGTCCTGATGTTCTTGTAGTCGGGTAAGTTCGTTGAGGGCGTCATACGATATAGCCTGCAGAGCCTGTGCGTTCATTTCATCAATTTGCTCACCGTATGGATCTGTTTCAGTTGCCTTGTTGGCAATCTGCTGTTCAAGATTGGTCACGGTGGCCTGATGCTGGATAGCATCGGCTTCGTTGTCGTAGAACATCTTGGGTGGCTTGCCTAGCGTGCCCAGGGCCTCGAGGGCAACCTGTAGTTCTGATAAGAGCTGTGTATGTTCTTGGCCTGCCACTCTTGCGCTTGCCAGGTCACTCTGTTTTGTTTCCAGTACCTGTTGGTGCTTATCGTCATGGAACGGTTGGCCGCAGGTGTGACATTCATGGCTTTCGAGCGTAGAGATTTCCTTAGATAGTTTGGCAATCGCTTTGTTTTCCCGATCAATATCCAGTTTCGTGCGACTGATCTGACCAGATAAATCGTTGATATCCTTTCTTTTCTGATCCCACTCCTTGTGCGCCCGGTGTGCTCGAATTTCGGCCTCGATGTCGATATCTTTGAGCGCTGCCAGCGCCGTCTCAAGTTCTTTGACACTCTCTTCATGTTTTTTAACCCATAGTCCCTGTTTTCGTTTCAGCGAATCAATCTGTTCCTCTATGCGCTTGTTGGCTTCCTGCACAGCACGAATACGAAACTCCTCCTGCTGTATAGCATCTTTGGTTTCCTTGTTGAGTTCTTTGATACGATCGGCTCGTTCACTCAACTGTGTGATACCCAACAGTTGTTCAATGATGGTTCGTTGATCATTGGCCTTTAGGCTTAGGAACGGTTCAGTATAGGTGTTGAGTGCCATGATGTGCTTGAACATGTCATGGCTGAGTCCTAGTTTTGATTCGATGGCGTCTTGTGTTTCTCTTGAGTCGCCCTGTGCTTCATCTGTAATAACTTGTTCTTGATTGTTTACATAGAACTTTAAGATATTGGGTTTGCGACCACGCTCAATTTTGTAGTCGACATTGTTAATTACAAAATCCAGACTAACCAACATGCCTTTTCCATTGGTCTTGTTAACCAAGTTATCTTTGCGAATGTTGCTTAACGCATTTCCATACAAGGCATAGCTAAGGGCATTAATAATTGTGGTCTTACCAGTACCATTGCGACTTCCATCGCCGCCTAGATCTAAGTTTTCGCCCAAGACCAAAGTCAGGTCTTTCCGATCAAAATCTACAGCCTGAGTGCTATTCCCTACACTCATGAAATTTTTAACAGTAAGGTTTTTAATTAAGATACTCAAACATAGTCCTTTATTTGGTTCATACCATTGTACACTTTATTTTGAAAAAACACAACACATCTGAAAAAGTCAATCAATCTTAACAAAATCCCAATATCCGTTTTTATACGTAGGCAGTTGACGCAGTTCTGGATTCCAGAAAAACTTAATTTGTGATCCGGCGTCCGGAACAACAATCTTAATTGGCCCAGGCCAATCATTAATTGCACTGATAGATAAACATGTTGTATCTTGGTAGTGTATATAATCGTTTAATACTATAGTGGCCGATGCATGCGCAGTTAAGTCCAAAACAAATTCAACAGGCTGATCGCAAGTGTCGGGCGTAAATGACAACAGTTGATTAAATTGCTCAATTGGTTGTACAAAATTGGTAGACATTACCGCTTGATAAAATCCTGCGGGCAGGGTTGGATCCGGATACAACACAGTTGGTTGATACTCAGGAAGATCGTTGTCTAATATTCCGGCATATACTCGCACATCTACAGCCCAACAATCTGGGATACTAATGTATGGGTTGGCAAAAATTTTATTAGCATGTTGCCAAAACTGTCGCATATTAAGATTACCACAAAACTGATCAGCAGTTCTTTCACACAGCAAGACATCAACCGGTTGTGAAATATCGTTGGCTGTTAAGTGTAAAAAATCTCCAGGTAGGATTTGAAAACGATCGGCATAACCCAATCGATTTAATATTTGTGTAGTATATTCTACACGATTGCCACGAACATCGATGCCGTAATAAAATTTCGCCCCATTTTCCAAAGCATACGCAGCCAATATACCTGCGCCAGTGCCGATTTCGAAAACAATCTTATCTTTGATAACATCTTTTAAGATATCTCTATACCATACATTTCTTGGTTGGTCGTTAAGATAGGTCAAGCACTCACGTGCCACTGGGTGATTAAACATTAGGAAAGTTTATAAACGTTTGCGCTTGTCCACGCCTACTAAGATCGTTAGTTACACAATGAATACCACAGTCCCAAAAATATTTGTGTCTAAACGGAACTACATGCACTTCGATACCGTGACGAGCACAAGCAGCTTCCACACGATCGTTGTGCGTCGATACTACAATATTTTTTGGATCGACAATAAGAATGTTAACGTCAAACACAGTTTCGCTAACCTGCCCGACCCACTCGTCAAAATAGTGATCTACCATGTGAACAAGATTACTATCTTGTTCAAAGCCTGGCATGAACCAACGTCCTTTGTTACGTTTCATTGAATGTTCAAATTCACGCATGTGGGCATAATTGCTAGGGGGCAAATAAACTACTTCCCAATCTGGGAATGTATCAGCATAGGTAGGAACATCGTTTAAACTAATAATTAATCCTGGAGTTACAGGACAATACACAGCATCACCGTGCCCACCTGCGTTAACAACGTGGTTGCGTGTATTAGGAAATAACTGATTAACTTGATTCAGGATAGCCTGTTTGTCATCATAGTATGTTTGTGTAGCAAAATATAAATCGTTGCCAATACGACTAACAAAACAACCATTGATAAAATCTAAATCAGTATAGACAATTTCGTTGCCTTGTGCTTGTATATCATCAAACACGTGAGTATAGAACTTTAGTTTGCCATCTAAATGTGCCCGATCAACTGCACAAAACTGATCAAACCGAGCCTTCAATTCTGGCCAATAGTTTGGTAATTGCGCTTCAAAGTCTGTAGGTCTTACGCAGTCTGGCATCCATTCTTCTTTGTTTTGTCTATAGAACACAGACCATGCATGGCTAGCATTGGGGGCCTTTGGGATCCAAAATTTATCTTGTATCATTAAAAAATAATCTCTGGGCGCAGTAGGTGGCTGAACCCATTTACCATCGATATACAGTTCAGACAAGTTGTCTGGAAATTCGGGGCGATAAATTTTTACACCAAAACGATTGGTCAGCAGCTGAATAAGTCCTTGGTAGTCTTCCTCGGTTTCTTCGGCTAATTTTTCAAAGCGAGCCCGTGTGTTAGAATCTTTAATCCAACTGTAGAATTCAGGAGGATAACTCCGGCCAACCAAACAAACTTGTAACGGATCCCAGTGTTGATATACGCTGTACATTTATTGTCCTTGTGTAAATTGCTGTATTTCTATTTTTTTTAAATTTTTTAATGTGTGCCAGTTGTGATCAAATTTGGCAGAATTATTTTTGTAGTAACTTTTTACTGCATTCAATTCAAGAGCGCAAAATTGTTCAACACTATTAATTATTGATAAAAAGCGGTCCTCGGGATCTTTAATGTTGTCATATGATTCATCGATAATATCGTCAAAGGTAACAAAGCCTTTGGACTGTAATAGTTTTAGTGTGCCAGAAGCACCAACAATAATAAACATTCTTTTACAGTTTATAGGACGGAGTGTTTTTTCAGTTATCACAGGATATGGATAATTAAAAACAGTTTCGGTTACAATGTCTACAGCAATTTTTGAATAAAAGTCGGCAATATAGTTTGTTTGGTCGGTATTTGGAGGAGAAGAAATCAGTGGATGTGTGACGGTTGGAACCGCAGAAGCATCAATACCATTGTTTTTAACAAACGTATCGTTAATGTTGGTCCAAGGAACTGGTTGGACAATATTAATCATTAGTGTTTGGTCCTCTAATTGTTAATACTATTTGCTGGTCAAGATGTTTTAAATGATTATACAACGCATACCTGTGACTACGTGACGCACCCATCATAGACATTCCGTGATATTCAATCTCGCTAGAATTAATTTCAGGTTCGTTTATATAAGT